AGATGGTTTCTTATGATCCGGTATGATTCGTTCCATAGATACCTTTAAAAGACCGTCTTTCAACTCGGCACCTTTGACTTCTACATCATCAGCGATTGTGAAAGATTTAGAGAAATATCTTTTGGCAATACCTTTATGCAAGACTTCGCCATCTTTAGTTTCTTCTTTGTCTTCTTTTTTAGATTTAATTGATAGTACACCTTCTTCAAGGTTTACTTCAATGTCTTTTTTTGAGTAACCAGCAAGTGCGATTTCGATATCGTACTTGTTCTTATCAGTTTTCACAATATTGTAATGTGGAAAACTAGGCATACTTGATAACATATCGCCTTCAAACATTTGTTCAAAATGGTCAAAGACATTATCAAATCCTACTGATACTGGTCTTAATTGATTGAAAATAGATAGTGCTTTATGTGTCATTTCTAACCTCCTTTATTAAGCAAAGTTATTTTCTTTATATTATGACACCCTATAAGGCGTGTCATTATTATTTATATAATCATTATTATATAAATGTCAAGCGGTAGTTTTAATATTTGTGGCGTAAACTACCAAAATCGCACAGCAGCTTAAGTTGTTTTTTGGTGAGTACAACCAGGCGCAAGTGCCAAACAAACTCATTCCTTAACTTCAGCGTTAAAGAATCCGTAAAATCTGTGGCAGTTTCTTTAAAGAGTATATACTGCCAAAACTCTAAGCGCTTTAGGTTCTTTTTTTAGATGAAGAACCACAGGGAACCGTTCCCAAAAAAACATCAGCGACACCGTATTTGATTTTTAAAATCTGGTAACGGCGACCATTTCGCTTATCACTAGGTCTTACGAATTGCCTAGTCTAATATATATAAGCGAAAATCTAGTAACCTCTAATTTTTAGCAATTTGGCCTGTTTTTTCTTCCAGTTCTTTGCCATTTCTTTTTTCTTACGCACCCTCTTATCACTAGGCTTTTCGTAATATTGCCTTTGTCTCAACTCTTTAACAATGCCTGCCTTTTGTACTTTCTTTTTTAATACACGCATAGCTTGTTCCAAGTTATTATTTCTTACAACAACCGTTATACTCAATTTAACTTACCTCCCTTCTTAATTCTTGTTCGTGTGGTGATGAATAGTCAACTTCTAAATCCCATTTTGCATAAACACTACCACTTGATAAAACATTATTAACGCCTTCTTGTTTTTGAAAGTATCTTTTAATAATCTCTTCACCGATTGTACCTTTTTTACCCATAACATTTGTATCGTTCTTTTTGTTTTTTGAATAAGTTGTATAACCATTATAAGTTTGCCACTTACCATTACCCATATGTCTTAAATGTTCTAGGTCGTCTTTATCCGTTATCTTACCCACTACTTTAAACCAATCTTTAGTTGCCTTATGTCCTATAGGTATATTAAACCAGGGGTCATTGTAACCTTTAGGATATACAATCATACGATTTTGAAAGTGTAAACTTTGTTCTTTAGTTAACCAGTTATGTAATTCAGGACCTTTTGCTCTTGCAATCTCACCTTCTCTAGGATGTCCTATTGTTTTTGGTATCTTATAGTCACCACAACCTAGAAAGTAAACATACCTGACACCAAGTAAACTATCAACTTGACTACCTTTGGCAGGATGTGCTACGATATCAAAACCGTTGTTTTTAGTGTATCGTAATGTTTGTGTTTTTATACTCACTTTAAATTTCATAATTATGCTCCATTAAAACTTTCAATATCAGAAGAATTTGTTTTAATTCTTTCTGCCTTTGTTTGGTCTTCACTATCCATTAACAATACAATGTAATGTACAGCCTTTAATAAATCTTTTCTATTACGACCATCTTTTTTACCGAACCTTGCAAGATACTTAATTGCATTTGCTTGACAAAAATCTTTATCTATATTACACGACCTCAATAGGTCTTGTACTTGTACACCTTCTTTAACTTGAGCATAGTGTTGCCCATAAGTTCCTTTGATGTATTCTTTAATCTCGTTTAATATATTTTCTTCATTATATTTCATATAGTCCTCTATTTATTTGTGTGGGTAAAAATGGGAGCGAGCCACTACACTCGCTCCCAAGGACCACACTATGAATAGATTTTGAATTAGACAAGGTCTTCCTCGTCCTCTTCGTCCTCACTATCATTGGACTCCATTTGTTGTGCCTTCAAGGCCTCGGCCTTTTGTTCTTCAGCGATACTTTCGGCAGTTGCCCCAGCATCCACTTTAGTATAAAGGTCAACAAAAGAAGATTTTGTATCGTCATCAAATCTATTTGTACATAGTTCAATTGCCTTCATCTTATTACCAAAGATTGAATAAGCCTGAACGATATGGACAAGTCTTCTAGTAGATATAATCTCATCAACGCCACCATCAAAGTAGGTTTTTCTGATTACATCTGCCCAAGTTGATAACTTCTCAACATACTTCTCATCTTTTTTGCCAACAGCGGCAAGAGTATTGTTAAGAATTTTCTGCTCAGTTTTTACAGCAGGATACTTCTGTTCAAAAGTAACTGGAAACCTTTCAAGGAAAGCCTCGTTAAGTATGTTAGTACCAATAAACTTACCATCATCACTACCTTGCCCTTTAGTGTTGGCAGTAGCAACAACATTGAAACCATTAGCAGGTTTAACAAACTTGTTTATCTTTTTAACATACACACCGTTACCTTCTAGGATTGGTTGTAAACACATTATCTTATTAGAAGCAAGGTCAATCTCATCTAAAAGAAGAATTGCACCTCTCTCCATTGCCTCGATAACAGGACCATTCTGCCAAACGGTTTGACCATCTTTAAGTCTATAACCACCTAGTAAATCGTCTTCATCTGTTTCAATGGTAATGTTTACCCTAATCATTTCTCTCTTACTCTCGGCACAAGCCTGAACAACAGAAAAAGTCTTACCATTTCCTGAAAGACCAGTTATGAATATTGGATAAAATTGTTTTGATTTAACAATATTTCTAACATCAGGATGATTACCAAATGATACGAAACCTGGATCTTTTTTAGGAGTGATATCACCACTTAAAGAAGAAATCACATATGCGGCTTCTTTAGTAGTTGTATTCTCAACTGCCTTGGTTTCAGATTTTGTATCTGATAAAACTTCTGAATTATTAGAAGTTGTTTTTTGAGTAGAAGTTTCAACGACAGGTAAGCCGTCTAAAGGCAATTTGTATTTGCCTCTACCAACTCTCAATTCTGGATTTCTATTCAACCATTGTGGGAAACCCACTTTAAGAGACTTGGCAACTTTCTTTAACTCATTATTACTCAAAGTAGATTTGTTGTACATCTTTTTAGCGGCGTCAACAAACTCTTTTTGTTTAGTGTTTAAAGTTAACATAGTATTGTCCTTTCTTTTTGTTAATTATGTGTATATGGTACCATATTTTGATACATATGTCAAGCAAAAAATGAGCATTTTTTCAAGTTTTTTTGTCATATAAATCAACACTTTTTGTACCATTATGCCACTTGTTTAATAAACTTCGATAATAATACTCTGGAAACGGTTCTTTGTTTCATTGATTTACCGAAGATTCTTTTTATTTCGCCTGCCTTGGCGTCTGTTTTAATATCATTAAGTTGTGAGTTTTCAACTTTCATTGTCTTACCATTAATGATATAAAATTCATTGTAACCTTCTTGTTGTACAGCGGCACACTTGTTTTTACTAAATTCACTTTTGATTTTAGATAACAATTCGTGTTTCAACTCATAAGATAAATTTTGTTGTTTATTAGAAAGAGCATAGTTTTCAAACTCCCAACTTCTTCTAGTCTTTAAAATAAAGAAACCAATGTTAGTTACATTGTATTTTCTTCTTAATCCTTCAAGTAAGATATTTGTAGTACCTGTACTTTTGATTGATTTTGATTTAGTCAATTTTAAGATATTCATAGCACCCCAATGTCTGTCAGTAGTAACTAACTCACCTTGATTGTTTGTTATGAAACTTGAATTGTTTGATGAATTACTATGACCATCAGTTAAAGTAATTAAAGACATTTTATCAACTTGATACTTTTGTTTGAACATAGGAATAATTTTGTACATTGTAGCAATTGCCTCGTTCAATGGCGTTGATGAAAGATTGAAACAAGAAGGTGGGTGTATTCTCTCAATATATGTGTCTGCCCAATTTCTTCTACCATAGTTATCACCAAAATACTTACCAAAAGCAAACAAGTAAAATAGAGATTGTTCAAGTTCAGATTTTTTAGAAGTATGATTAGCAATCTCAACTAGATTGAAAACATCAAATTGAGTATCACCTGATTTGAATTTCCATTGTTTATCTCTATTCTTATCGGCGTAACTTCTTCTCTCATTCCAATCACCCATAGCAACTTTGTCTGAAAAGAAGTATACTTTATAAGGAATACCAATTCTTTGTACGAACCAAATAAGTTGTAATAATTGTTCAACGGTTTTATCAATTACATTACACATACTACCTGACCAATCAAGTAATAAAATCATACCGTGGTTTTTAGCGTCTGGTATAATAGAAAGTCTTTTAAATATATCTTCTGAAATTTTGTACTTATGCAATTTCAAGGGATCAATAATTCCTGTTTTATCAGTAGTTGACCTTTTGTAACCATCAGCAGACTTCTTCATTTCAAATTCTTTTACAAGATATGAGATAGTTCTAGCACTATCTTTTTTAAATTGTTTAAATTGATTTAAGTTACCATTAATAGTTTCTTTATCATAATTAGTTAAATGTTTAGCATTAATAGAAACCCACTTTTTCATAGGATATATAATTTGGTCTAAATTACTATCAGGCACTTGCATATAATTAAAACCTCTATGTTTATTATCAACATAGTTTTGTTTAATTTTTTCTTCGTTAGCGTTTTGAGTAATTGACTTCAATGGCATATTGATTGAAACATCTTTACCACCAGCACCATCAGGATTACCTACTTGGTCTTTTTTTACTTTTGTTTCTTTTTTGTCTTCTGATTTTTCTTTGTTTGAAGATTCACCATCTTCTGTTTGAGCAGTTGATTCTTTTTTATCTTCTGCCTCTTTTTTAATTGCGTTTGATTCTTCTATTGCCTTTTCTAAATCTGATTTTTCATCATCTGATTTATCTGATTGAGAAGAACCCTCGTCATCATCTTCGTTTTCTTCTTCTTTAGGTTTTTCACCATACGATAATGTTAAAGGATGACTATCGAAATCAGGAAGTTTTTTAAGACTTTCATTTTGTTTCTTCTGCCAATCAGCAAGTTTTTTAGCAGCCTCAATAACATCTTTGAAAGTTTTACAACTATCAACAAGGTTTACAAATAACTTATCTTCATTAGAAAAATTGATATTTAAAGTTTTTGAAGATTTAAAATAAAGATTGATTTTATCAATCAACATTAAATCAGTATCTAGGTTCTTATTCTTACAAGAAAAGAAATCATCATTCCATAGAATTTTAAAACCATTAATATAATCTTCAACAACACCTGGATATTTCTTTTGAATTAATTTGTCAATTCTAACATCTTCAATAACATTGATATAATCTTTAATCTCTAATAAACCTTTTTCTTTTAATGCCTCTTGCCACTCTTTATTAGGAGTATTCAAAGCGTGAGATACTTCGTGTGCAATTAACATATCATAAACATAACCTTTAGGATTTTTGAATACAGGTAATGTCAATACTCTATCTTCTAAATTAAAAGAAGCAGTAGGAACTGAATTGTGTTGTACGGTAATATTTTCTGTAGCAAGTAATTTTGCAAGTGAAGATTTAGAATCAATGTTTATCATAGTGTTATCTGTCCTTGTTTTTTTCATTTATATACTAATAATACCCTAAATCGCAATATATGTCAAGCGAAATATGAGCATTTTATCAATTTTTTTTTCGTTGAAATATAAGGGTTTTTGAGGATATGTGTATAAATGACCCTAAAATGTCGTTTTTAGACCGTCATATCCGCCCTAGGACGGCGATTCTAGTAGTAATGTGAGTGTATGTATACAGCGATTTTAGGGTTTTTTAAAGATAAACACAGGTTCGTATTTAGCGCCACTCTCTTGGCTACTCAACTGCAACTTGTATGTGTCAGTATGTTCAAAGCCTTCTTCTTTAGCGATTCGTACCGTATCATCTTCAAAGGTTTTATGTGATTTAATATCAGCAACATTAAGACCCATATACTTACCTGACTTTAATCCGTGTTTAACATTCTGTATTGTCTTTCTTAAAAAGCCTTCGTTCCAATCTTCGTTAGTTGAAAACTGAGCAAACGATTGTTCAGCGTCATCTGAATATTGTTCCCAATTAAAGTAAGGTGGACTTGTAAATGCGAAATCTAAACTATCTTTTTCAGGTACAAATACTTCACTACCTAGTTTGTTTAGATTATATGTTCTATTATTGTTACCAAAATCGTCTCTAATTTCTGTTAGACCTTTATATGTAAGTGTCGCTGGATCAGTACCTACATAATTAACATTAGATATAATCGCACCAAGTATACGACCACCATAACCCATAGACATATCCCAAACGGTTTCGCCTGGTTTCATAAAGTTTTGATATAAACAAGCAGCTGCTGTAGGTCTAAAATTAGATACACATTGAGTTCCTGTATATCGTCTTAATAGACTTCTCATTGTACTTTCTGATTTATGTTTTTTATCTGCTGATGTATATGTTTTTTCACCATAGATGTCATATGATACAGGTTTTAAATCATCTACTTTAAACTTACCAAAGAAAGAACCAGTTAATAGTTTTTTGATACCTTTCTTAAAGTGTTCTTCACTTCCC